CGTCGGCGCCCTACCCGAATCCGGCGAGATCGGCATCCGCCTGGTCCGCCAGCCCATGGGCCGCAGCAAAGTCCCCCTAAGCCTGGAGCTAATCGAAGCCGATCAAATCGACGACGAATACACCGGACTTAGCGATCGCCCTAAGCACTACTGGCGTATGGGTGTTGAGCTAAACGAGTGGGGCAGACCCACCCGCTACGCAATTCTGCGTAAGCATCCTGGTGACGTTGAGTTCACCAACTACATCGGCAGTAATGAGAAGCATCTCTTTATTGATGCTGCAGATTTTATACACGTTTTTATGCCTGAGCGCGTCGGGCAGACACGCGGAGTCCCCTGGTTCGCCTCCGTAATTACTACGTCGTGGAATCTCGGTAAGTACGAGGAAGCGCACTGGACGCGGAAGCGTGTGCAGGCCAACAGCCTCGGCTGGATCCAGACCCCCGAGCCCGAGACCTTCGGCAGCACCAACCCAGATGGCACGCCCGCCCTGGAGGACAGCAAGCGCCTCTGGAACACCGAGCCCGGCAGCTACAACTTCCTGCTCCCCGGCGAAACCGCCATCCCGCCCGACTTCGGCCCCGACGACGGCCAGTACGAAGCGGTGGTCCGCACCCTCGCCCGCCGCTTCGCCGCCGGCTACGGCTGCTCCTACGAGACCCTTAGCCGCGACTTTTCGGACACAAATTACAGCTCATCTAGGCTCAGCATCCTGGAAGACCGCGATCACTGGCGCGTAATCCAGTCGGTGCTAATTCAGCAGGTACACCAGCGCGTATTTGAGGAGTGGCTTTCTGCAGCCGCGCTCGCTGAGCTGCCTATGCCGATGTTCAGCGACGTGTGGACCCGTCCTGAGCGCTACAACACCCCGCATTGGCAGGCCCGCGCCTGGAGCTGGGTAGACCCTGCCAAGGAGATGAAGGCCATGGAGATGAGCCGCGCCCTGCAACTCCAAACCCACGCCGAACAGATCATGGAGTACACCGGCAACGACTTCATGAGCACCATGACCACCATAAGTAAGGAGAACGAAATCAAACAAGAACTCGGCCTAAGCGGCGCCGCCCCCGCTCCCACCTCCACCGATCCACCCACGGAAGCCCCCAGCCGCCACATCGAACCCCTCTACTTAGAGGGCGAGGACGAGCCCATCAATCTCCGCACCGACCTCAGCGCCGCCGCTAAGCCGCAGCGCTAAGCCGCTCCACTGCCCCTTAGCACTTACCGCCCCTTAGCGCCCCCGCTTATGGCCAACGTCAACGGCACCGAGATCAACCTCATGCCCACCAAGGGGATGCGGGCCGAGGCCGAGCGCTACCGCGCCTGGAAAGCCGAGGGGCGCAAAGGTGGCACCTCCGTAGCAGCCCGCCGCGCCACCCAAATCCTCAGCGGTAATGAGCTGAGCCCCGCCACTGTGCTGGTTATGAGCACCTGGTTCGCTCGCCATGAAGTGGACAAGCAGGGCGAGGGTTACTCACCGGGCAGCCCCGCTTACCCATCACCGGGCCGCGTCGCCTGGGCCGCCTGGGGCGGAGACCCCGGAAAGACCTGGGCCGACGCTAAGGCCAAAACCATAAAAAGCGCCACCGATAGACTGCACAACACAACAACTATGGCCGTGATGGACGCCACCGCCGATCAGCAACGCGAGCTGACGCCAGACCTTACAGCTCCCCAAGTTGCGCTCTACGAAGCCTTGGAGGAAATTGTTGATGAACTCGGTCAGTTTGATCAGGGCATTGGCGCTCACGGCGCTCATTACATGCCTGTTAGCCCCTTCGCCAGCGAAGGGATGCAGTGCTCCAACTGCATCTTTTACGCCGGCCCCCGCGCTTGCGAAGTCGTTGCCGGCGACATCGCCCCCGAAGGCGCCTGCAAGTTCTGGATCATCCCCGAGCAGCTGCTCACTCCCCAGGCTGACGCCTCAGCCGAAGGCCGTACCGCTACCTCTGCCGACGAAGTGCGCCTCGCCGCTAAGTCTGTGCGTGACTACGCAGCCCAACGCGCCGCAGCCGGCGAGCTGAGCGAAGGCGACTTCGTTGCCTGGCAATCCAGCGGTGGCACGGCCCGCGGCCGCATCGAGCACGTCATGCGCACCGGCACCCTCGGCGTCCCCGGCAGCGACTTCAGCATCGACGCTTCCGCCGACGACCCCGCCGCACTCATCCGCATCTACCGCCCTAAGCAGGACGGCTGGAGCGAAACCGAAACCCTCGTAGGTCACAAGTTTTCGACGCTCCGCAAGATCGAGCCCCTCGACGAACCTTCGGACGACAGCGAAGACGACGACCGCACCGCCCCTTCCGACTTAGAACAACGCCCTTACCCCAATGAACACGCCGCCCGCCTCGTAGACCCCGACCAGTTCGATCGCTTCCGCCGCAAGAACAACGATTTCGCCCAAGGCATCGACTCCATTTACGGAATCAAAGGCGACGACCCGGTGCGCCTCCAAGCCCTACGATTCGACGCCGCACGCTTTACAGTAAGCGAAGCTAAGAAGTGGCTTAGCGATCACGACTACACGCCCATCTCCTTTGAGCCCGCTACAGGCAAGTCCATGGACGGCAAAATCGACATCAAGGCCATCAGTAAGGAAGTGCTTAGGCGCGAAGCTCCGCAAGGTCTCCGCGTCGAAGAAAGCACCGAAACTGGCCTCACCTTTAGCTTCAGCTCCGAGGCGCCCGTGGAGCGCTGGTGGGGCCGCGAGGTGCTGATGCACGATGACGGCGCCATGGACCTGGCCCGCATGAACGACGGCGGCCCCTGGCTCTGGAACCACAACCGCGACGTGGTGCTCGGCGTCGCCGAAAAAGCCTGGCTTGGCGACGATCGCCGCCTCTACGTCAAAACGAAATGGAGCCCCAACACCACCGAAAAAGGCACCGAAGAATACAAGCGCCGTCGTGACATCGAAGCGGGCATCGTCCGCAACGTATCCTTCGCCTACGAGATCAACGATGTGCGCGAAGCATCCAACGGCGACATGCAAGTAGTGGGCTGGAACGTGTTGGAAGTCTCCTCAGTAAGCGTGCCCGCCGACCAGACCGTTGGCCTGGGCCGCGCACTCGACGACACCAACACATCCCCCGCGCCACTTACGACGCAAGAAACAAATCAAGCGTCAACCCCTACACTAGAAACTAAGCAGACCGCCGAGCGCGGAGCTGACTTCCCCCAAGATCCTCCATCCATGGAACAAGTCACCAACGTTCAGGAGGTCCAATCCGCCGCTCGGCAGTCCGAGCGTGAGCGTGTTGCGGCCATCCGCGCCATGTGCGCCCAGCACCAGATCGGCACCGATCTGGCTGACACCCTCATCGACAACGAATCCACCCTCGATCAAGCCCGCGAAGCCGTGCTGAACCAAATCGGACGCACCCGCGTCGAAGTCCAAGGTCGCGTCCACGACGACGACTCCAACGCCCTCGGCCTCACCGACAAGGAAGTCCGCAGCTTCTCCTTCGTCCGCGCCCTCAACCACCTCATCGCCCCCGGCGACCGCGCTGCCCGCGAAGCCGCCGCGTTTGAAATCGAGGTCGGCAAGGCTGCCGCCGAGAAGTATCAGCGCTCCTCCAACGGCATCGTCATCCCCAACGAAGTGCTCCGCCGCGACCTCGTGGTCGGCACCAGCACCGCCGGTGGCAACCTCGTCTCCACCGATCTGCTGAGCGGCAGCTTCATCGACCTCCTGCGTAACCGCATGGCGATGATGCAAGCCGGCGTCACCATGCTGAGCGGCCTCCAAGGCAACGTAAGCATCCCCCGGCAATCCTCCGCCGCGACCGCTTACTGGGTCGGCGAAAGCGGCTCACCCACCGAGAGCCAGCAGGCAATCGACCAGGTAAACATGACGCCCAAGACCGTGGGCGCCTTCGTCGATTACAGCCGCCGCCTGCTGCTCCAGGCTTCGATCGACGTGGAGTCGATGATCCGCGCCGACCTGGCCAAGATCATCGCCCTTGAGCTGGACCGCGCCGCCATCTACGGCACCGGCTCCACCAACCAGCCCCTGGGCCTGACCAACACCACCGGCATCGGCGCTCAGACGATCAGCACCTTCGGCACCTTCGCCGAGTACATCGGCATGGAAACCGACGTGGCCACCGCCAACGCCGACGCTGGCTCGATGCGCTACATCATCAACGCCGCCGCCCGTGGCGCTCTCAAGAGCACCGAGAAGTCCACCTCCTCGGCCGGCCAGTTCGTCTACGAGAACGACGAGATCAACGGCTACCCCGTGATCGTGAGCAACCAACTCGGCACCAACGACTGCCTCTTCGGCGACTTCTCCCAGTTCGTCGTGGGCATGTGGTCCGGCCTCGACCTCACAGTCGATCCTTACGCCGGCTCCACCGCTGGCACGGTCCGCGTCATCGCCCTCCAAGACGTCGATTTCGCGGTCAAGCATCCCGGCGCCTTCTGCTTCGGCACCTGATCGCCATGAGGATCCAGATCCTTCGCTCAGTGATGGTCTCTGGGGAGCCGGTAAGCGCCGGCTCCATCCTTGAGGTCATCCCCAGCATCGCCAATCTGCTGATTGGCATGAACAAGGCTCAGCTCGCCCCCGAACCTGAGCCCGCTCCCGCTCCCGAACCAGAGGCCCCCAAGCGAGGCCGCAAACCCACCCCAACTCCTGAGGAGGCCCAGTCATGACCATCTTGCGCCAAGCGCTGGACAAACTCCAGCTCACCAACCTTCACGCCACCGCTGCCCGTACCACCACCGGCAGCGCCACCGGCGTTGACGTGCAGGCCCGCGACGGCGACCTCTACCTCGTCCTCGACTCCGCTGCCGGCACCGGCACCACCCCGACGCTCGACGTTACCGTCGAATCCAGCGACACCCTCGGCGGCGCCTACACCGCCATCACCGGCGCCGCCTTCACCCGCGTCACCACCACTGCCTCCCAGCAGTCCCTGACGATCAGCAAGGACGAGGCCCGCCGCTTCATCCGCGTCACCTACACCATCGGTGGCACGACCCCCTCGTTCACCTTCTCGGTGAACGCTGTCGGCGTGAACAAGTACGGCTAAGCCGCACAACCGGGCTGCACAGTGTCCCAGCTGTGCAGCCTAATCCCTTCGCACTTACGCATCGCCTGACGAGGCTCCCATGCCATTCGGACTCGACAGTGGTTTTGACACGGTTTCGCTTAGCACGCTGACCGGCGCAGGCGTTACCTCCACGCAGACGGTGACCGGCGCCGACATGACCTTTCAGGTCACCGTCAGCAGCATTGGCACCAACGTGGTGATCCGGTTTGAGGGCAGCCTCGACGGCACCAACTTCTTCAACCTCAGCTCGGCCAACGTCGATACCACCATCACGGCCAACGGCACCTACGGTTACGCCCTGAGCGGCTGTCCGGTGCAGTTCGCACGCTTGCGCCTTGTGAGCCTTTCGGGTGGTACGCCCAGCGTTGCAACGGTGCTTGGAGTTAGCTGATGGCTGAACGCCTTGGCACACAGCTCCAATCCGGCGGCCTGGAGCAGAGCATCCATACCGGCCTGCTCGGCAGCGGCCTATTCGGCGGCGCGTCCCTCGACCTCAACTTCGCCGTCACCAAGAACGTCGGCCCGCTGGTGAGCTTCACCCGCGCCAGCAGCGCGACCTACATCGACAGCGCGGGAACGCTGCAGACGGCGGTGACGAACCTTCAGCGCTGGAGTGAGGATTTTACGCAGGGCCTGACCCCAAACAATGCAACGCTAACTGCCAATCAAGGAATCGCTCCTAACGGAACCTTAACGGCTGATCAGTTTCTAGAAACCACTACAAACGGCCTTCACTCTCAAGAGATCGCAGATCATACATTTACAGCAGGAGTAACTTATACGTTTTCTTGTTATGCAAAAACCATTGGCGCCCGTAATTTTGGGCCTGGGTTCCCCACTCTTTTTGGTTCTGCAAGATTTGGTTTTTTCGATCTGACTGGTAGCGGCTCTGTCGTTAGCACAAATGCAGGCGTAACTGCTTCCATCCAAGCGGTGGGCGACGGTTGGTATCGCTGTTCAATTACCAGTACATGCGTCACTGGTGGCGGGGCTCGCGTTGGTGTATTTATTGCCAGCGGAACATCTATTTCCTATGCCGGGGACATCACCAAAGGTTTGCTCCTCTGGGGCGCCCAACTAGAGCAGTCCAGCACGGTCGGTGAATACATCCCCACCACCGGCACGATCAACTCGGCCCCCCGCTTCGACCACGCCATTACGTCGAGTAGGACTAATTTGCTGCTGCGGAGTGAGGAGTTTGATAATGCGAGTTGGGGGAAAAGCAACATTACTATTTCCGCTAACTCGGTTTTAGCGCCAAACGGAACTGTCACTGCTGATACTCTAACTGATAGCAACGATGGCGCCGCTGCGGCTCATAGCGTAATTACGCCAGCGCAATCTTTTACAAGCGGTCTTGCTTACACAGTTTCTGTTTATGCACAAGCAGGTTCTTTGGATGGCATAGCTTTTATTTTTCCGTCAGCGGCTTTTACTTCTAACCTTAACGCTAGATTTAATATCTCAACGGGAACAATTCAAAACCTGGACTCTGGTTTAACTGGTTCTATCACGGCAGTTGGCGGAGGTTGGTATCGTTGTTCAGCGACAGCGACAGCTACGGCGACTGCCAGCAATACAGTCCAAATCAGAACAGCAACCGCTTCCACCAGCTTCTATCAAGGCAACGGCACAGGGACCATCTACCTCTGGGGCGCCCAACTAGAAGCCGGGGCCTTCCCCACCAGCTACATCCCCACCACAACAGCGCCCGTCACCGTCAACACCACTGAAAGCCTGGGCCTGCTGGTGGAGGAGCAGAGGACGAACAGCATCCGCAACAACACGATGGTTGGCGCGGTGGCTGGTACGCCGGGGACGTTGCCGACTAATTGGAGCGTTAGTTTAGGAGGTATAGGGACACTTACCCAAACAATTTCTCTTGGAGCATCAGGGGCACTTTCTTACATTGACATTAGATACTCGGGTACAACTTCGAATTCTGGTTTTCGTATTTTTACGGAGACAACTGGGCAAACAACTGGATCAACGGGCCAAGTATGGACAGCTAGTTTATATGCAGCTTTGTTGTCAGGAAGCACGGGGTTGACAAGCCTCTCTTGTGACATTGTGGGACGTTCCAATACTAGTGCAATTGTTGAAACCCCGAGTTCAACTAGTATCATTCCCACAACAACTTTAACTCGTTATGCAGCAATCGGCACCTTAGCTCAAGCTAGTACTGTCAGCGTCCAGCAAGCAATCACCATTAACTACTCAAGTGGAGTGGTAGTTGACTTTACAATCCGCATCGGATTACCCCAGCTAGAGCAGGGTGCATTTGCGACCAGCGTGATATTGACTGATAACACTGCACCACTTGGGAAGACCCGCAACGCGGACGTTGCCAACATCACGGGGGCGAACTTCAGCTCCTGGTATCGGCAGGATGAGGGGACGATGTTTGCAGATGTGCTGCGCTCTTACTCTGGGAATTTTTCTGCATTTCCAAAGATCTTCTCTTTTAACGATGGCACCACTAATAATCTATCGTCAATGTACGGCGTCTCTGGTGGTCAATTCGTAACCAACTTCTCGATCCAGTCTGGCGGGGTGGGGCAAACAGACTACGTTCAGGTATTTACAAATGTTCCTGGCCCAAACCGCATTGCGCAAGCTTTGGCTGTTAATTCATCTACGCTTGCAGCCAACGGAGCACTTACGCTACAGGATAGCTCCGTTGCAATGCCTGTTGGCATAAACCGTGTAAGCATCGGCGCTGATCACGTGTCTCTGGCTCAATGGGGAGGCCACATCCGCCGCCTCACCTTCTTCCCCCAGCGCCTCCCGAACAGCACTTTGCAGGCGATCACCCGATGACGCACTACATCCGCTTCCCCGACGAATCCACCGGCATGGCTGCGCTGGAAGCTGCTGGCCTTACCACCACCAATGAAGACGGCGACACCATGGTGCTCACCGCCAGCCACACGCACGCGCTAGACGTGGTGGGCGTCATCAGCATTGGCGGCGAACACGACCCCGAGACTGGCGAGGTGCTGACGCCGCCCACCGTGCTTGACGGCTGGCACGTCAACTACGTCGGTGAGCTGCCTGATGGGTGGGATCAGTACGTTGTTGCGCCGGGGCATCCGGTGAGGGTATTCGCGTGATCACCGAAGATACCGGCCTCTACCTAGCCGACTTCGGCGTAAGCGTCGTAGCAGGCTCTGCATCCGGCCTAGGCATCCTCGACATGCCCAGCGAACTAATCGTCGACGGTCAAGTAATCAGCACCGAATACACACTTACTTGCGAATCCGC